TGGGTGCATTCCTATCTCCCGAATACTTCCAAGGGACTTATAAAGGACTATTCAAAGAAGTAACCAAGTTCGTTGCAAAATACAACAAACTACCATCACTCGAAGCATTTAAGATTGAGATTGATGAAAACAACTCTATGGGAGAGGATGACTACCGCCAAGGTGTTGACCTTCTCCCTGACCTATTCACCCCCGAACCAGAAAACCTAGACTGGTTGATTGAACGCACCGAGAAATGGTGTCAAGATCGTGCGGTATTCAATGCAGTGATGGAGTCTATCTCTATCATTGATGGTAAACACGCAACCCTACAAAAGAATGCCATACCCGATGTATTGAGTAAGGCACTGGGTGTTTCGTTTGACACTAACATCGGTCACGACTATCTGGAGAATGTGGATGGTCGATATGACTTCTATCACGAACAGGAAGAACGCATTCCGTTTGATCTGGACTACTTCAATCAGATCACCAAGGGTGGACTGCCCAACAAGACTCTGAACATTGCCCTTGCGGGTACTGGTGTGGGTAAGTCTCTGTTTATGTGTCATGTCGCTGCAGCTGCATTGTCGCAGGGTAGGAACGCATTGTATATCACAATGGAGATGGCAGAAGAAAGAATCGCAGAAAGGATTGATGCGAACTTACTGAATGTACCGATTGACCAGTTAGAGAATCTATCTAAAGATATGTTCACTGACAAGGTTAGTCAGATTGCCGCCAAGACTCAAGGTAAACTGATTATCAAAGAGTATCCGACTGGACAGGCAAACACCAGTCACTTCCGTGCGTTACTCAATGAGTTGAAACTCAAGAAGAACTTTGTACCTGAGATTATCTTTGTGGACTATCTGAACATCTGTGCCTCATCTCGTATGAAGGGTATGGGTGGTGCAATCAACTCTTATTCTTATATCAAGAGTATCGCAGAAGAACTGCGTGGTCTTGCGGTTGAGTTCAATGTGCCTATCATGTCTGCTACTCAGACTACTCGTAGTGGTTATTCTAATGATGATGTTGGTCTGGAGGATACTTCTGAATCGTTTGGTCTACCCGCTACCGCTGACCTTATGTTCGCATTGATATCTAATGAGGAACTAAATAATCTAGGTAAGATTATGGTCAAACAGTTGAAGAATCGTTACAATGATCCGACTAGACACAACCGATTCACTGTCAAGGTTGACCGCAGTAAGATGCGACTGACCGATGATGATGACGAGGAGATGATACCTAGTGCTGACCCTGACAAGGGATGGGATGATAAACCAGTCTTTGATAACAGTTCCGCTGGTCAGAGAATGAAATCAGAAAACTTCAAGAACTTTAGGATGGAATAATGGACTTATACTGGGGATGGCCTTTGACCACAATCGCACTGATGTTTGTAACTTACTGGGTGAGTAGGGTTACATCATTCGCAAGTGGATTCGATGAGGGACAGGAGGATGGAATTGAACTGGGAAGTAGGGCAACTGCAAGAGTCGTGATGGAATATATGAGAGACAAGTATGATTTAAGAGTGAGTGACATTGATATTCAAGAGGTTGTTGATGGCATAAGTATAACACAACATGAGGTAAGTGAAGATGGATGATTTGATTAAATTGGTTGAACAGTGGCACTGTGATCGTAATCTGATCGATGGTGCGACAGACAAAGACCAAGTGTGTAAACTTATCCAAGAGGTGGGTGAGTTGTCCGACAATGTTTGTAAGGGTAGGGACATTGCCGATGATATTGGTGATATCATGGTGGTTCTTATCAATATCGCAAAAAGAAATGGTCTACCAATGGAACACTGTCTTGAGGTTGCATATGCAGATATCAAAGATAGGAAGGGACGAATGGTAGACGGAATATTTGTTAAGGAGTCTGATGATGAGTAAAGTAAGTCTAGTTGCACTGAGTCAACCAAGTGCAACCACAGATTGTAACACAGCGGCAGAACTAGTTGCGTATACTGCTAGAGTGAGTAACCCCACCAATCAGAACAACACCAAGACTGCATCTAAACTCTTGGGGTATCTGATCAAGGAGAATCACTGGTCGCCTTTCGAGATGGTTCATATGACTATGGAGATCGTCACTACTCGTGATATTGCGAGACAGATCATTCGTCATAGGTCGTTTGCATTCCAAGAGTTCTCCCAACGGTATGCCGAACAGACTCACTTTGAGACTCGTGAGTGCCGACTACAGGATGAGAAGAACCGACAGAACTCGGTCTCTACTGATGATCGTGTACTCAAAGAGTGGTGGTCTATGGAACAAGCAAAGATCAAGAACGATGCAGAAAGGTCTTACAAGGCCGCACTGGAGAAAGGTATTGCTAAGGAACAGGCACGAGCATTGTTGCCAGAGGGTATGACCGAATCCACATTGTATATGGCAGGGTCACTACGCAGTTGGATTCACTACTGTGATTTGAGACGGGGTAATGGTACACAGAAGGAACACATGATTGTTGCAGATCAGTGTTGGGATATTATCAAACAACACTTTCCACAAGTGGTTGCGGCACTAGAGAATGACTGAGATAGTAATCAGAAACAAGGAACTGTTGGCGACTCTTGATAAGACCGTCAATATGTTTCTTGAACATCGTGAACTATGTGAAGAGTTATCTGATAATTTACAACGAGACATTCCTGTTGAAGAGTGGGAGAGATTCTGTCAAGAAGAACATCTACACGAGATTATGGCTAAGGGCAAAGATCATGTAGGGTATCCCGAAACGGGTTATGGTTTCCAAGTAGCACAAGGCGTTAAACACAGACCCGATATATTCCAACCATTGATGAGGTGGACTAAGACCGAACTTCCTATGTTGTTTGGTGCAAGGTCAAACTCTCTCACATCCTACTATCCACCTAATGGATTTGTAGGATGGCATACTAACTGGAATGCACACGGGTATCAAATCATTCTTACATGGAGTGAAGAGGGTGATGGTTACTTTTCTTATTATGATAAAGAGAAAGATGAAATCATCACAGAGAAAGATGTTAAGGGATGGCAGGCACGATGGTACAGGTTTGGTCGCATAGAAGAACCCGAACATCATTGTTGGCACGCTGCGTGGACAAACTGTCCTCGTTTCACACTCGCATTCAAGTTCCCATATGGTAATCTATATGTGAATGAAGCATATGATGCTATCCAAGATTTTGTTGAAGACCTAGAAACCCCATAATGAAACTTGATTATTATAAGACATCGGAAGACTTTGTGAAGTCGGAAAGGTTTACGAGTTGGAAGAAAGGTTTTGTTGAAACAGAATTGTGGAGTCAATTAACAAGAGAATATGATTATATACTTGATCGGGTTGACTTCACATGGTCAGAAGAGTGGAACACTTTTACCCTACCAAGAAAACTTATAGTTAGTAAATTCACATCACTGATGGGATTTTATTTCATAGAAAACTATTTGAATAAAGAAGAACAGATAGTTGATATGGGTTGTGGTATAAATTATTGGAAAAACTATTACGATGTACACGGGGTTGATCCGTTACAGTTTGATCATGCAGTCAACGAGTATGAAGTGGACATTACTAGTGTAATTGGCCACGATCCTTTCTCGTCCCTGACATACTTTCAAGATGGTAGTAGTGATGTTCCTACAGTTGTCTCAGAACACCCTTTAAAAAATCAACTAAGTTTTTATGAAAGAAATAGGGGCAAGTTTAAAAACATTATGAGCCAATGTGCGTTACATTTTGATTCGGACATAGAAAGGGTATTGGAGGATTTCTATGGTTTGTTGGGAAGTGGTGGCAAAGGGTTCGCAAGTCTAAATTTACAAAGATTGTATGCATCGGACAAATCACGATCTTTAAACAGACAGTTGGATAAATTGAGATCAATGGAAGATATCATTGAAGAAGTGGTAGTAATGGAAGACCCAAACGATAGTCCCTTAGACGGTAATTTGCATATTATATTCAAAGAAACCGCTTGACTTTTTTTACCCCAGTGGGTATAATGGATACATGATTATGAAAAGACTAATAGTAGGAATAACTACACTCGGAATACTGAGTACAGTATCGAGTGCAACCAATTACAACATTGATCAGACCGAAGAGTCCTTTTGGCACTCACCATCGGATATTCGATGTCTCGCCTTAAACATCTACCATGAATCACGAAACGAATCCCTTGCGGGACAAGTTGCGGTTGCGGATGTTACCATGAATCGTGTATACGATACTAGGTATCCATCCTCTATTTGTGGTGTTGTACAACAAGCGGTACTAAGTGAATGGCATCTTGAAAGAGATCGTGTTGTTCCTGTAAGACACAAGTGTCAATTTAGTTGGTATTGTGATGGAAAGTCTGACGAACCAAATGAGGGCGACAGTTGGGAAAGGTCTAAATTAATTGCACAAAACTTCTTGACTTATGGGGAGTATCGTGGTATAACAGAAGGTGCTACACACTATCATGCATCCTATGTGAGTCCTGATTGGATTCATGACCGTGGTATGGATATGGTTGGTAGTATCGGTGAACATATTTTTTATAGGTGGAACTAATGAGTAAGATTGAGTACAAGTATTACGAAGACAAGGCAATCAAAGAATTGTCTGAATATATTGATGGGACATATGGACAACACTATTCGAAGAATAAGTTTCAGGCGACTGAGTTTATTATCGATGGTGGCCATGGTGATGGTTTCTGTATCGGAAACATCATGAAGTATGCCCAACGATATGGTAACAAAGATGGTTACAATCGTAAAGATATTCTAAAAGTATTGCACTATGCAATCATTCAACTATATGTTCACGACCACTACGAGAGGTGATTATGTTAGAGTACTTACTTGGTTTTATAATTTTGTTTGTTGCAGTCTTAATCACTTATGTGAGTATACACATGGAACAGGAGAAGTACGAGGGCAAGACTCTGCCGCTACCTTGGGAGAAAGGTGGGTGGATGCGTGGTGGAAAACCTAAGATATTCAACAAGTCCGATGTCGTATATCGTGACGGAGATAATACTTAAAATAATCCTTGACAAACCTTGTTCAACCCTGTATAATACTTGTATTGAGAATGAGGAATGATTATGAATATTATTGAATATGTGACTGATGTTGATGTGAACCTGACCTGCCGTCAAGGCACTATCAACACTACCTATGATAAGTTAGTGTCTATTCTGGGTGAACCGACCTATGTCGATATGGGTCGTGATGAGAAAGTCAACTGTGAGTGGTCTGCTAAGGTCACCTATCAAGACCCACTGTCGGATGACCCCCAAGATACCAAGACTGAAGTGGTCACCATTTACAACTGGTGTACTGAGTCTATCCCTTATACCCTTTATCCGTGGCACATTGGTGGCCACAAACTGATTGCGGAAGAAATAGTGAACGCAATCATCCGTAATGAAATAAAATCTGTGGAGTAAATTATGAATAAAGAACAATACGCAACATTGAGAGGAGAAATCCTTGGACTGTACATTTTAATTTTTACAACCTTTGTTTTGGATTTGGTGATTGTATGAGTAGAATGGGACAATTTGTTTTTGAGTGTCAAGAGATCGCTGAGAGTAACTACAACGAATCTCGTGATGTAGTGATTGCGGAAGTGGAGAGAGCCTTCTTTCGTGATAAAACCTTAATCCCTATGGCAATGGAAACTGCACTTAATCATTGGGAAGAAATTCAAAGAGATATGGGAACATACTTATGAAAGAAAGTCTAATGAAAACTGCGACAAAACTTCTAGAAAACTATCTGGGTGATCTTCAGTATCATGCTGATGAAGGAGTCAGTTCTTGCAATGCAATGACCGCTAACACCCCTTACTTTGAAAGTGAAGATGAAATGAAAACCTACCTTGATTATGTAGAAACTCTTATTTCAAAACTTCGTAAAGAAGTATAAATAATAGTTTTAGAGGTGTGTCATGAAAAAGGAAAAAAGAATAAAGTCTCGTCATGGTCGGGTCTTGTTCGACAAGGACAGTCCCTACCGACAGAAAGTCGTACCCGATAAAACCAAATACAATCGAAAGAAGAATCCCCGCAAAGTCGGGGATTTTTTTTGTCCTTTTAAAAGTTTATTCGTATAAATACCAGCATGGATATATTTACCCTAATAAAAGAATTGGGGTTTCCTATCGCATCCGCCTTAATAGGTGGTTTCTTTATGTTTCTGACACTCAAGTATATAATGGATGGCGTAATCGGACAGGTGAAGTCATTACATGGGATTGTGGGGAGCCTTGATAATCGTGTAAAAACTATGAATCATGATATGATTCGTATGGATACTACTATGTGTGTTGTTCTCGGAATAAGACCCGACCTCAACCGTATCAGTAGAGCGGACGGTAAAGAAGATGCGAGGCGAGACTAGTGGAAGTTGACATAGTAACGCAAATCAAGGACTTTGGATTCCCAATAGTCGCTGCTGTAGGTATGCTCTACATGATTTACTTTGTGTGGAAAACCATCACCGAAGAAGTAGAAAAACAACTTAGCGAAGCCACTGTCACTTTGATTGCGTTGATTGACCGTATTCGTATGCTTGATAATGATATTATCCGATTGCAACAGAAACTAGACACCGCAATCGAGATGAGGAGAAAACAGGATGAAGAAAATGAGACTTAGTTTCGGGTTGTTGTTTTTTGTGGCAACAGGATTGCAAGCTGCACCCATTGAACATGAATTCAAGTCACCTTCCTTTAGTGGTATCAACCAGTCATCACATTATCTGACTATTGAGAATCAAGAACATAGTAGAAAAGAAACGATAAAGAAAGAACTGGAAGAATTGCAGAAACAACTGGAGAGGGATGCCGAGAATACAACTCTCGCAAAATTTATTCGTAATGTAGAAAGTAGAATTTATTCTACACTGTCAAGACAGATTGTAGATAGTATGTTTGGAGAAAACCCTAGTGAATCGGGCGAGTTCAACATAGAAGGAACGGGTATATCATATGTCACCGATGGTGATGAAGTGGTATTAACAGTAACAGATGAGTATGGAAATGTCACGACTATTACTATTCCCCTTGGTGATTTTGGTATCTAGTTGTGCTTCGATTGGCGGAGGTCAATTTGAGATACCTGAAAGAGAAGAACCGAAAGTACAATACACTCTTTTACAAGAAGAGTTGATTAATGTAGGAGTTCCCAAGAAGAAACCTACAGTTGCGGTTTACAAGTTTACAGACCAGACGGGACAGAAGAGACAGAACAGTAGTGGTGGAACGAGTTTTAGTTCTGCGGTTACACAGGCTCCAGATGTATATCTGATAAGGGCACTGACTCGTGCGGGTGACGGAAAATTCTTTCGTGTGGTAGACCGTCAAATTCTTGACCATCTGACGAGAGAACGACAGTTGATTCGTCAAACTCGTCAATCTTATGAGGGAAATGACTCTCAGAAACTGCCGGCACTGTATTTTGCTGGTATGATAATTGCAGGAGGTATAGTAGGATACGATACTTCCGTTGACACGGGTGGTGCGGGTGCCAGATACCTTGGCATTGGTACTTCTCGTGAATTTAGTATAGACACCGTGACAATTAATATACGATTGGTGTCAGTTGCAACAGGTGAGGTATTGTTGGATGTCATATCCAGTAAGACCATACTCTCCACAGCTTTCGGTGGAGATGTGTTTAAATTTATAGAGCAGGGTACAGAACTGGTTGAGATCGAATCGGGAGTTACCCAAAACGAATCCGTGTCTATTGCGACACAACGTGCGATAGAGGCGGGTGTACTGGAACTCATTTTGAGAGGAAACCAAAAAGGGTTCTGGGTTATAAACGGAGAAAAGTAAAAAAATGAACGCAAAACAAAAATTAACTTTTGTTATGATGTTCTTGATTGGTGCTGCATATGCAGATAATGAAATCTACATTGACCAAGTTGGTGATGGTGGTGTTATAGAAATTGTTCAAGACGGCTCTGGAAACAAAGTCGGTGGGTCAACTTCGGATACAACAAAAATGTTGCTTGATGGCGACAACATGGATTTCAATGTCAACATAAGTGGAGGTAGTAATAATATGATTGGTAAGATTATTGGTACTTCAACAGTGGACATTGATATCAGTGGTTCTACGAACGATTTGTTGTTTGATGTTGACAAGGACAATACTCATGGTGCAGATGGAGGTGACTATTTAATTGATATCACTGGTGGTAATAACGACCTAGACTTTGATATCGGTTCGGTGGATACCGCTACTGGAGTGGACTTTGATTTTGTATTAGAAGGTGACTTTAACGCTGCGGATGTTAACATTGATGCTGAAGACCTTACATTCAATCTGGATGTTGCGGGTGACAACAATAGTTTACTATACAACGGTTCTGGTTATGCTGGACACGAATTCGTGTTGACTGGTGTTGGTAGTTATTGGGACATAGAGGTACATCAAGAATCAACTCTACAGACAGATTCACTGGAGATAGATTATGAAGGTTCGGGAACGAGTACAACAGACGCTACTATTTGTATCACTCAGTCTGACTCTGGTAGTGCCAGCGGTTGCGACTAGTAGTGAAGTAGGTGCAGTAGATAAAGCCGTAGGTTGGAGACAGATTGTCCGTGATTCGGACGAGATCGAACCAAATCAAGGACAAGATGTAATCTCGAAGGATGACCTTCGCACTGGTGAGGGTCGCCTTCAGGTTCGTTTTGTTGATGATAGTAAACTAAGAATGACCGAACACACACGCATTGTGATTGACAATGTGGTGTTCGATGATGATCCAAGTAAGTCTGATCTTGCAATGACCTTTGCCCAAGGTACTGCCAGATTTATATCTGGTCAACTGGGTAAGGTTGATAAAGAGAATATCAGGCTCAAGACCCCGACTGCATCTATCGGTATCCGTGGAACGGACTTCACAGTTACGGTAGATGAGTTCGGAAAGACACTAGTGGTGCTTCTTCCTAATGTGAATGGAGTATCATCTGGTGAAATTATTGTTTCGACAATGACAGGTGAAGTTGTACTTAACAAACCATTCCAGTCTACCACAACAACAGTTATGGAGACACCCCCAAGTAAACCATCTATTCTAGACTTGACTCTGGATATGTTGAACAACATCATGATTATTAATCCCCCTAAGAAAAGACAGACCGCAGAAGAGTTCATGACAGGCGTGAGTGCCGCTAAGAATATCAATCCCCTTGACATAGACTTTCTGGATGAGGACTTGTTAACAGAAGAAGAACTGGAGAAGGACTATCTGGAGTTCAATGAATTGGATATCAATTTACTGGATGTTGAACTACTCGAAGATATGTTGGATAACTTTGACTCACTGGGTGAGGATGTTCTAAAAGAACAACAAACTACTGGTGAGTTATCCCTACAAGGCACAGAAGAAGGATTCGATACAGTCACTCAGGTTGCAACTATTGTTGACGGTGAGAATGTATTGGTGAGTAGAAATGTAAGCGATATCGTAGAGATATCGGTTGACAAGAACGCAGAAACAGAAATAAACATAGACCAAGACGGAAAAGAGTTAGACCCCATTGTAATCAATGGTGTAAGTACTACTATAAGTATAGTACAATGAAGACATGGCAAGTACTTATCACACTGGGGTTGATGGTAGGTATACGATTACTTGACCCCTTTCTATTAGAGAGTGCAAGACTCTCATTTTTTGATTCTCTTCAGAGAAGTCAAGAGACTGCGGTATCCGAACAGATTGTACTGGTGGATATCGATGAGAAAACTCTGGACAAATTCGGACAGTATCCCATTCCCCGAAGAGTAATGGCAGACGAGATCGACAAGATTGAGAATAGTCTGATTGGTCTGAATATCTTGTTTTCAGAACCAGACAGATTCGGAGGAGACGAATACTTTGCAGATATCCTATCGTGGAAACAAGCAGTAGTCGCAATCGCACCATCCAATCGAACCAACACAGATTATCGTCCACCTCGTATCGGTACTGCGACATTCGGTGACAGGGATGCCGAGGACTTCCGACCAGAACTGGAAGGTATGTTGTTTGCACAACCAATCATCCATGACAACTCGTTTGGTTACGGTACAATCTCATCTGCCCAAGATGTGGATGGTATCATTCGTAGACAACCACTACTAGAGAACTTTGACAATCGACTCTATCCCGCATTTGCGTTAGATGTACTCAGAGTTGCGGCTGGTGATTCGTCCTACCAGATATCCACAGATGACTATGGTATTGAGTTTGTTCGTATACCCAAGTTCAAACCAATCACTACAGATGTAACGGGTACAGTTACAATCGCATACTGGAATGAGTTCAAGAGATATTCATTCACTGAACTAGACCAGATACCCGAAGGTTCGATTATTATTGTAGGCGCAACCTTTGAAGGTTCTAATGTGGTATCTACACCGATGGGTGCAATGTATCCCCATGACATTCAAGCAAACCTAATCAAGACAATGATCGATGGAGTAGTTCTCAAGAGACCATCAGAATTTATTTTCTATGAGGTCTTGACAACTCTTGTGTTGTGTGTTATACTCCTAGCTCTGTTAGGGAGGGCTAATATACTCGTATCAGGTGTATCATATTTTATCATAATCGGTGGTATTCTGTACACGGTTTATGAATTGTTTGGTACACACTATGTACAACTAGACCCGACATTCCCCATCATCACTTTGACCCTAGTATTTGCACACGGTTCATTTGTTCAGTTCTACACACAGTTCAAAGCGAAACAAATGATTAAGGGACAGTTCGGCACATACCTATCACCCGACATGGTTGATATGTTGGCCAACGATCCGAGTCTAATGAAGTTGGGTGGTGAGAGAAAAGAGATGACCTTCTTGTTTATGGACATCTGTGGTTTCACCCCCATATCGGAACACTACAAGAACAGAGACGATGCAGAAGGTTTGGTCACATTAATTAACAATTATCTCAATGAAATGACTAACATTATACTAAATAACGGTGGCACAATCGACAAGTACATGGGTGATTGTATAATGGCATTCTGGAATGCTCCCCTCCCATGTGAGAACCACGCAGAGATGGCAGTGAAGTCTGCGATAGAGATAGAAGAGAAAACCAATGAACTCAGACAACGATATAGCGAACAGGGTCTACCCCCCATCAATGTTGGCACTGGTATCAATACAGGTGATTGCATTGTTGGTAATATGGGTAGTGAATCTCGTTTTGACTACTCAGTCATCGGAGATGCAGTCAACCTTGCCGCAAGACTCGAAGCAACGGCCGCTCGAGGAGACTATCTCGAATATAAAACAATCTACTCCAGTAACACAATGGAACAACTTACCAACATTGAATCGAGATCGATAGGTCAGATCAAAGTCAAGGGTAAAGAAGAACTCATTGACATCTATACTTTTCTGTCATAAAAACTTCATAAAACTATAACACAACTGTAACACAAATGTAACACCTAAACTTATAAGTACCTACGACTAATCACTTAGGTTTAGGAGACCATTTATGAAAAGTCTAATCGTAGTAGTACTAGTAACTCTCTTCGCTTCTACCCAATCTTTCGCCCGTTCAACCGTTGAAATTGTAGGTTCATCTACAGTTTATCCTTTCGCAACAGTCGTTGCAGAACGAGTAGGTAAGCAAGCAAACATCAAAACACCAAAGATCGAAAGCACTGGAACAGGTGGTGGTTTCAAACTATTCTGTGGTGGTGTTGGTACACAATATGCAGACATTACAAATGCAAGTCGTGTTATCAAGGATTCTGAAGTCGCAAAATGTGCTTCAAATGGAGTGACGGATATACTAGAAGTAAACGTAGGATATGATGGTATTGTTCTTGCAAACAGTAAAGAGAGTGAAGTGTTAAATGTAACACGTAAACAAATCTTTCTTGCTCTTGCGAAAGAAGTACCAGATTCAAATGGTAACCTTATCGAAAACCCATACACCTATTGGTCTGATATTGATTCTTCTTTACCTAATGTAAGAATTGAAGTTCTTGGCCCACCCCCAACATCTGGTACTCGTGATGCATTTGTCGAGTTAGCAATGGAAGGTGGTTGTAAGAAGTTTCCAGAAATTAAAGCAATGAAAAAAGTTGATAAGAAAGCATACAAAGCAATATGTCATACAATTCGTGAAGATGGTGTATACATCGAAGCAGGCGAAAACGACAATCTAATCATACAAAAGTTAACAAAAAATAAAGACGCATATGGCATCTTCGGGTTTTCATTCTTAGACCAGAATGCCGATGTTGTGCAAGGTTCATTGATTGAAGGTGTTGAACCAACATTCGAAAACATTGCAGACAAATCATATTCAGTATCTCGCCCACTATTCTTCTATGTTAAGAAGGCTCATGTTGGTGTAGTGCCAGGTATCGCTGAGTATGTAAACGAGTTCACTTCCGAGAAGTCATGGGGTGACGATGGTTATCTTGTCGAAAAGGGCATGATTCCATTACCAAAAGAAGTTAGAAATTCATTCAAAGGTTTATAGGAGACCCCAATGAAAAGTTTAATCGCAGTAGTATTAGTATCACTTATGTCGGTATCAACATTTGCAGGCCCATATGTTGAAGCAAAAAACAAAATCAAATTCACCGAGTTTGACAACATTGATCTAGGTTCTGGTACTAACCATTTGAGACTAGGTTACAAAGGTAAGAAAGTTTATCTCGAAGCAGGTGTTATGTCTGATGGTGGTACATCAGCAGAAGCTGGTTATAAGTTTAAGTTTGATAATGGTTTCACTGTAAAAGGTAAGATTGAATCAACAAATGTAGATGCGTGGAAACATGGCGTAGAAACAGAGATTCGTTATTCATTTTAAGATATTTGGGGAGATAGAAATATCTCCCCTTCTTTTCCCCATAATGGTGAAAAACCGTAGAGATAATTTCGTTCCATATACGAAAAAGTTCTAAAAAACTCCCTTTTATTCCATTTTATTCTAAATTATTTCACTTATTTTCAAAATAAGGGTTGACGAAACCTGTCTGGGCGGTTATAATGTGTATACAAAATGAGAAAAGAGAGAGAGATATGAGAAACAGTGATATGAGAGAGAAGAGAGTCAACGAAGAGTATGTTTACATTGTTCGCAATATGGTGAACGATAACGAGATGGCTCGTTTTGACCGAATCCAAGATGCGTTCAAGTGGCGCATGGATCGTGACTTGATCAGTGATTGTTGGATTGACCACGCTTTACAGCGTAAGGAGATTAAATAATGAATCAATTAAGTAACTTAACCTATGTATCTTTTGAAGACGGTGTTGAATTTATCGCCCCCTTGAAGTCTTACTCATTACTGCCCCAGTACTTCTGGCAGTTGACCAACCATAAACCTGTTGAGATGGTTGATGACGAGACTATTAAGTTTTATAACCCTACGGAGGTAGTTGGTCAATGAATTTGATTTACGGTTTAGTTGGTGCGTTTTTTGTATTTGGTTCTGCGGGAGGTTTGGAACAGGACACCATGTCTATCATTGAGTGTCTGTTCTACGCTTCAATCGGTTTTGGTTTTATTGGTCTCGGTATGCGTGACCAGATGGAGATTAAATAATGGCATATGCCCCTTTAGGTGTTGAACCAGTTTTAGGTGAGTTTGTTGAGAAAGACTACGGTATGTCTTTTCACTACTCTGAGAATGGTGACTTTGGTCACGGCCCTTTCACCCGATTCCCTCACTTGGTGTGGGTAGGTGGTCTGGGTCAACAATATCGTTATGCGGAGGTCAAGAAGACCGTTGCCTATGTTTGTGTTGATGAAGACGAGTGTGGTCTTCCTGTTGTCGAGAAATGGGATATCAAACGAAACATCCGATATACCCCTGCTCCAGAAAAATGGTCTTAATTTGAAAAAAAGACTTGACAATAGTTGTCGAGTCCTATATAATACTTGTATTGAGAATGAGAAAAGAGATAGAGAAATGACTGGCGTGAATCACTTAAACCCGATTGTTTACTTGACAAACCAGAACAACAAACCTGTGTTCGAGTACTACTACAATCCAAAGACCGACAAGTTCGGCAACCGTGATGACTGGTTCGTCAAAGATGACTACGAGATGCTCATCGTTGACGCTTCACTGTCTGCACAAGAGATTGACGAATTATTTAACGATCACTACGGTGATACTATTTACCCTATTGCTTAATTGAGGAAATAAATTATGGGAATTCATGTAAGCGTTTATAGACAAGTTCCTTATGGGAATGATTTTTTGGATGGTGTGGATACTACCCTTGGTGGTGAGTCTTCATACAGTAAAGGTTTCACAGTGGTGAATGCGGATGGGCCGTTTGAACCATGTGATGATTATCCTGCCGCAGAATTGGTGATGGCTGAACCCATCGGTGGGAGAAAGATTTTGAGACTAATCCCAGTCTCGAAAAAAGGTAAGTGGACTATGTTTGGTGGAAACTATGCAACAACAAGTGACTCAAGGTTTTCAGACCTTTGTGATAAGTTACTAGGTGCATCATTCTACGGTGCAGTTGCAGTCCACGATAGAGTCGAAGGTTAAAGGAGAAGATTATGAGTCATGAAGTAGAAATGGTAGATGGTGTCGCACAAATGGCATACGCTGGTGAGACACCTTGGCACGGATTAGGAACGAAGGTCGCCCCCGATCTTTCCCCGATCCAGATTATGAGTAAGGCAGGTCTAGACTGGTCTGTCGAGAAAGAGACAATGACCACCGCATCTGGTGTTGAGATTGAAGGTAAGAAAGCACTGGTGCGATCTTCCGACAATAAAGTACTTGATGTTGTTGGTGACAACTGGAATCCTGTACAGAACGAGACTGCGTTTGAGTTCTTCTCGGAGTACACTCTGGCGGGTGACATGGAAATGCACACTGCGGGTTCTTTGAAGGGTGGTCAGATGGTATGGGCACTTGCGAAGATCAAGGAGTCGTTTGACATCCTTGGTGGAGACCAAGTTGATTCTTACTTGCTGTTCTCTAACCCACACAAGTATGGTAAGGCAATCGATGTTCGATTCACTCCGATTCGAGTGGTCTGCAACAACACCTTGTCCATGTCTTTGGGTCAGAATGTTGCGAACTCGGTGACACTAAACCACCGCAATGAGTTCAACCCTGCTATGGTTAAGGAACAAATGGGTATTGCCTCAGAGAAGTTTGCGAAGTACAAAGAGATGGCAGAGTTCCTCTCTACCAAACGATTCTCTATGGACTCTTTGGTTCAGTACTACAACGAAGTATTCCCACGAACCTACAAGGGTAAGAAGGACATCCAAGTCAAGGACTTTGCTGATCTATCATCGAATGGTCAAAAGGCATACTCTTTCTTGGAGACCCAGCCTGGCGCAAACTATGGTGAAGGTTCATGGTGGCAAGCACTGAACAGTGTGACCTACTTGACTGACCACAGAATGGGTCGTGAGGTTGATTCACGATTGTCTTCCGCATGGTTTGGTGCGAACCAGACTCGTAAGATTCGTGCGGTTGAGAAGGCGGTTGAGTACGCAGTCGCTGCTTAATCTGATAATAGATAATGGGTAGGGATTGTCCCTACCCACTTTTATAGGAATTGAAAATGAATAAAAATGATGTTGTTTCAGTAATGACCGCATATGGTGAGTATGTTGGTAAGTATGTTCAACAGGGTACATCTGTAGTGACTCTGTCAGACCCACGAATGATTGTCCAGACAGAACAGGGCATGGGTTTCGCTCATGGTATCTGTGCAACTGGCAAACCCGATGTTCTTTCGGTTGATATCCAAATGAGTCAAGTGGTGTTCATCACTGAGGTGAATGAGAACATTGAGAAGGAATATCGCAAGGCCACAAGCGGATTAATTGTATAAAAAAATTCTAAGTCATTGATTTATAAAGGAATCTTATTTCAAAAATAAGTTGACAAAACCTGCCCAATAGCATATAATGTATATGTAAAGTCGAGTTGAGAGAGGTTTTTATGAAGGTAGTGTTGGTTAAAGGTGGTAAGAAGTGGCAACGAGATATTGTCGAAAAAATTGCTTACTGGACATTAGACGAACTTCTCCCCAGAGTCCGAAAACTAGAAGTTGAGATTCGTTTAAAGGACTTAACCAAAGACGGTGTTGAAGGTTGGTGTAGACACGAAGATGACCGTCTGTTTTTGATTGATGTCGAAAAGAATCAAAGTCTGCGTGAATTTGTCACTACGGTGATTCACGAACTAGTTCATGTCAAACAGTATGTCAAACGAGAGATGGTTGACTTCTGGGATGTCAAAACCAAGAGTCGAAAGATTCGTTGGAAAACATCTGTCTATGGTTACGGTACTGCTTATGCTCGTCAACCGTGGGAGAAAGAAGCGTTCCGCCTTCAAGAAGTCTATACTGACCGTGTTTGGAATGAAGGAGTTATATAATGGCTAATTACGATAGTCTTCAATACGCAACCTACCTGTTGAAACACGAACAGAAACAGAATCGTGGTGAGAAGTGTAAAGACTCAGAACGATTGAAAACCTATCGGGCAGAGTGGATGTTTCAGAGACAAATTGATGACACAAAGTTTGCTGACATCAAAGAGGCACAGAAGTTCGCCAAACGAGTTTACAAAAGTAAGAAGTGGGGTAAGTTGTGGAAAGCATCTTGCGAGAATAATATGACTCGATTGTTAGCAGGAACTCCAAGAGTTGTCGCAATGCAAAGACGAAGTAAGACTATGTCGGGTTACACCGATGGTATGACTGTCTCATTATGTCCTATTAGTGGATTGTCTAAGTATACACTGTTACACGAACTTACTCACTGTCTCGGACATATGCATCATGGTCGATCTTTCCGACAGACTCTACTTGAAATGGTCGGTGCGTTCATGGGTACTGCTGAGAAGAAGATTCTCAAGAATGAATTCAAACGCAAAGGACTTGCATATGGTAACGCTCGAAAACCACTGACCTTTAACAAGTGGAAGGCCGCTCGTGACCGAATGGCAAAACTGCGTGAGAAAAATGGCAAATTTAAATGAATGAAAAATCTTTAGACTGGTATGTTAAATGGGTTGCATCGATTTCTCTACTAATCGGTATGTCGATAAGGGGTATTGAAGGTCTGCAAATTTATGACTTGACTTTTTCAACGGCTGGTATTACACTATGGCTATGGGTTTCGATATTGTGGAAAGACCGTGCCTTGATCATCGTAAACACTGTTGGAGTGTTGTTACTATTACGAAATGTATTTCAAACAATTACTGGATAGATTATGAATTTTATACACGAACAAGTTGAACTGACTGAGATGGAATCGGTCACTACCGATAAGGGTCGCCAATATAGGACACCCGAAGGAATCAACCTACCATCCATCACTACAGTATTATCAATCCTGTCTCGTGATTCTATTGCCGCATGGCGTAAGCGTGTTGGTGAAGAAGAAGCGAATCGCATCTCAAGACGAGCATCAACTCGTGGAACTGCGGTTCATGAAATCATTGAGAAGTATTTGGACAATGACCCGAACTACACCGCAGGGTATATGCCCAACATCATTGCAAACTTCCAAGATATGAAACCATTGTTGGATAAACACATTGGTAAAATCTACGCACAAGAAGCCCCACTCTACAGTAATCATCTAGGTGTAGCTGGTCGTGTTGACTGTGTTGCCGAGTTTGATGGTAAACTATCCATCATCGACTTCAAGACATCTGCAAAACCTAAGAAGCGTGATTGGGTCAAGAACTACTTTATGCAAGAGTCTGCATACTCAATTATGTGGGAAGAACGCACTGGAATGCCCATCACTCAGTTGGTTACCATGATTGTTGTTGATGATCATGAACCCCAAATCTTTGTAGAACATCGTGACAACTGGGTTCGTCCATTACGAGAAACTATAGAAAAATATAACGAAGAACAAAATTCGACTTCCATTTTGTTATAAATAGTGTTATAATACACTTTTATGACTTATGGGAAATCGATGCTTCAGTTTAGTCAACTTATAGAGACCTCATTAACCTTTGGGGAAATCGTTCGTCCAGATAGGGCGTATCGTGCTGACCTATTCATTAAGAAGTACAAAGCGGGTGAACCATTCGAGACCACCAAGGGTGATTCGATTGTTCTTCAGTATGACCCCGCAGTAGAAAAGGCAGTCCGTACAGGGGATAAGAAAGGGTTACCCACCAAGGCACTCAAGACACTTGATGGTGAATCAGTGTCCTTTGGTCTACTCAAAAAGACTCAAGAGTTTGGTGGTGGAACATCTGGTTCGGGTGCGGGTTCAGATAACACTCGTGCAACCGAAGCCGCCCAATGTGTCTATGCACAATTGTTATGGGACAACCCCAATACAAAGTTCTCTCCAGACGAACTCAAAGCGGCATTCCAGAAAACACAGACCGATGCAAAGATAGATGAAATTCTACTGAAGGATGACCAGTGGATTGCATCATCTATCAATGGTGCGAAGATACTTCACAAGGTATTGAAAAAGAAACAGTACACATGGCATCGTGGTTCGTCATGGGTTGATGCACTTGAAAACACATTCAAGAAACTCAACCGTGAAGAGAAACTATTCAGTAATGTCAACAAGTGGACTCCCGCAGATATCTGGGCAGTCGCTCGTGGTGCAGAGAACAAGTACAATATTCTTAATGCATCCAGTATCTCTGAGTTGAATAACGAGTTACTCAAGGCGTATGCCGCTCGTGACATCATGGGTATCTCTCTCAAGAAGACTGGTAAGAAACCCAAACTATCACAAGTCAATTTCCGTAAACCATTCAAAGCACCTCAGTTCACCAAACAGACTTTTGGTAAGAAGAACTTCTATGGTGCAAAGGATGGATACTTGTATGGGTCTGGTGGATTCCAACTCCAGTTCAGAACCTTCCCGACATTCCAGTGTGAGATTATCGGCAACAAGGCAAAACACGGTAAGGTATCCTATGGTGGTATCAGTGATGCAATGAAGGAAGCAACTGGTAGACCACTGACCGATAAGAGAACTATCGAACAGATGTTGAAAAAGAATCCAGAAATGTTCTATGATAACTTCTGGAAGAACTATTCGATGACCAATGAGAGAGACGATAGAGATACTCTGATTGCGAATCTACAAAAGAAACCGTTTGAATGGCAGGTATCCAAATACATGGTAGTCGAACTATTCACTGCGATTAAGGGTAGGGAACAACAAGTGTTGGACTATCTGGTTCGTATTGCGAAATCCCAAACAAAGAACTCCGCTGTTCACTTGAAGGTGTCATAATGGAATTTAAAGACTTCATAACAGAACAGAAGAACACTCACATGACTCACATTGAGGACAAGGTTCTCTATGGTGGTGTCAACGGTACTCGACAGGCAATCAATGCACTGAGAGAACTCCGTGATATGTTGGCGGGTGAGACCAAGAGTAAACTGTCAACCAAGTGGGATGGTGCGCCCGCAATCTTCTGTGGCGAAGACCCCAATGACGGAAACTTCTTTGTTGCGAAGAAAGGTATCTTTGCAAAGAATCCTAAAATCTATAAGTCTGCCCAAGAGATTGATGCGGATATGTCGGGTGACCTTGCAGACAAGATGAAACTCGCATTGAAACATCTACCTGAACTGGGTATCAAGGGTGTCATTCAAGGTGACTTCTTGTTCTCAAAACCAGACATCAAGACAGATACTATCGATGGTCAGAAGTATGTGACCTTCCATCCTAACACAATCATCTATGCAGTTCCCTATGACCAAGCAGATGCATTGCGTAAGGCGAAGATTGGCATCGTCTGGCACACTACTTACACGGGTAAAGACTTTGAATCAATGAAGGCATCCTATGGTGTGGATGTATCGAAGTTTAAGAACTCTTCCAATGTCTGGTCACAGGATGCAATGTTGCGTGATGTGTCTGGTGCGACTATGGATAAGAAAGAGACTGCCGAAGTAACCAAACATCTATCCGATGCGGGTAAGATATTCAACAAGATCGCTGGTTCTACTCTGCGTGAGTTAGAGAAGAATCAAGACCTTGCACAACTGATCGAACAGTATAATAACACTTTTGTGCGGCTTCAAACTGTGATTCCTAACAGTAATACGCACGTAACAGGTTTAATCAAGTGGATTAACACCAAATTCAAAGCAGAGATGGAGAAACGCAAAACCGAAAAGGGTAAGATGGTTCAACAACAGAAGTTGGATGACATCCTGAAGTTCTTCTCTCCAAGGAATAAAAAATCACTAGTTCAGATGTTTGATTTGCAAAAAAGTATTGTTCTTGCGAAGTTAAAACTTATAAATAAATTAAATAGCATAAGTTCTATAGACTCGTTTGTTCAGACCAAGAAAGGTTATAAGGTCAAGACAGGTGCAGAAGGATTTGTTGCTATCGATAAATTAGGTGGTGATGCGGTCAAGTTGGTTGATCGTCTAGAATTTTCGTATAACAACTTCAGTCCAGATATACTGAAGGGATGGGAAAAACCGAAGAGGTAAACTATGTCCAAACCAATGGGACTAAAAGAATTCATAAAGGTGGTTGAATCACCTGACGAGGCGTTAACGCTCCCACAGCGTATGAAACTCGCTCGTTCTCTCAAGAAGAATAAAGCAAAGATTGCAATGGGTCGCAAAAGAGCTGCTCGTAAAGTTGCAAATATTGATACTCTCAAGAAGCGTGCCCAGAAACAGGCACGGATGACTATCTTCAAAAAAATCACTAAGGGTGTTGACAAGGGTGAACTGTCAATGGGTCGCAGAGCGTCCATTGAGAAACGCCTAGATAAGATGAAACCCAAGATAGATAAACTCGCAAAGAAAATACTTCCGAAGGTTCGCAAGGGTGAACTGGAGAGAAAACGAGGTGGAAAGAAGAGTGATTAAAGATTTTAAATCCTATCTAGTCGAAGAGACGAAGGAAGTTTATTTTACATTTGGTAGAATGAATCCTCCTACTATTGGACACGGAAAGGTATTAGATACTATTGCAAAGAAGGCCAAAGGTGCAGACTGGAAAGTCTATGTGTCTCAGTCTGTTGGCCCCAAAGACCCACTGTCATATTCTGACAAAGTAAAACACCTACGCAAGATGTTCCCCAAGTATGGTCGTAACATCATGGTGGATAAGGGTGTTAAGAATGTATTCGATATCGCTGCAAAGTTGTATGACCAAGGATACAAACAAATCACTATGGTGGTCGGAGAAGATCGTCTGCGTGAGTTTGATGTCCTGTTGAACAAATACAACGGTAAGAAGGCACGACACGGATTCTACAATTTCGAAAAGATTTCTGTTGTATCTGCGGGTCGAAGAGACCCTGATGCAGAAGGTGTGGAAGGAATGTCTGCATCCAAACAACGAGAAAATGCAAAGAATAATGATTACACATCTTTCACACAGGGTGTTCCTAAGTCTATGTCAGACAAGGATACCCGTAAGTTGTTCAATGACGTAAGGAAGGGTCTCGGTCTCAAGGAAGAGACATCTTTCAAACGCCACATCGAACTACCCAAAGTATCAGATATCAGAGAACAGTTTGTTAAAGGCGAACTGTTTGAACTGGGTGATACTGTTGTTATCAAAGAAAGCGAAGAAGTAGGTATCGTATCCGTGTTGGGTTCGAACTATGTCATCGTTGAATGTGGTGACAAGAAACTGCGTAAGTGGTTGGATGCGGTAGAACTGGTAGAGAAGAAACTCACTCCCGCAGAACTCAAGAAGCGAGAAGAGATCGCAAAGGCGATTGAGAAAGATGATCCCGATATGCCAATGGATAAGAAAATGGCAATCGCAACTGCAACCGCAAAACGAGTTGCAGAGAAACAAGACCCTGACATCAAGGACAGAGAAGGAACGCAACCCGCACGTTATCACAAGGGACTCAAGAAGTCTACTAAGGTGAAACGTGACGCACACTTCAAGAAACACGGGAAGAAAGCTGATGATGACCCATCTGCGTATAAACCCGCTCCAGGCGATAAGACCGCTAAAACGAAACCTTCAAAGTACACCACACAGTTCAAGGATATGTACGAAGAAGTCAGTCAGAAACAACTCAATGACCTTGAGAAGTTCGCAGACCGACTACTCGCAAAGTTCGATGTTGACATCGAATTCACGAGGCATTTCGCTGATCGTATGAACGATAAACGCAATGATCCACCTATCACTGTGGCAGAGTTGCAACGAGTGTTCAAGAAGATTGCCAAGAGAAAGGCAAAGAACATTCGACAGAATCCTGATAGTGAAGCAGTGATCAAAGACTTACAGACTGATCTGAACCTACCTGTTGTGATCAACTATGATCGTAACAAGGATGAGTTCGAGGTTATCAATAAAACCATCATGCGTAAGAAGAACTTCAAGACTACATCGAAGACGATAACCACGGAACAGACCGAAGGTAAAATGCTTAATAAGTTGAAGTCAGTCACCACCAACAAGAAGGTGTACGGAAACGCCCTTGATGCTCTCAAGAAGTTATTGGTTCGTAAGAAGAAAGAGGGTGGTGGTTCACTGAGACACAGTACTCACTACTACGCACAAAAGGTTGCATCATCATTCAGTGGTGTGGACAGAAAGGTTCTTCACGATCTATTACCGAGTAATTTCGTAACCGAGAGTGGTGCGGGAGAGGAAGGTACTGACGAGTTAGTTAAGAAGTATAAGAAAGATACTCCGATGCAAGAAGATGCGGTTAAGACGGCAAAGGAAAAGATCAAACGGGAGAAGGAACAGGACAAGAAGAAACATGACAGTCTTCTTGATCGTGCAAGACTTGCTCGTACAAAAGCAAAGAATAGGGAAACCAAGTAATGTTAAAGATGGTGTTAACAAAAAGTCAAGGTGAACTCACTGAGGGTGCATTGGCAGACAAAGCAAAAAAGTCTGGTATCTCCCTATCTACATTAAGGAAGGTTTATAACCGTGGTGTTGCCGCTTGGAAGACTGGTCACAGGCCAGGCACTACACCACAACAATGGGGATACGCACGAGTAAATGCGTTCATAGTTAAAAAGAAAAAGGGTGGTTTGAACCACGATAAGGATTTAGCGTAACATGAAAACGATAAAAGAAATACTTGCAGAATGTAAGGGTGAAGAAGACTTCAAACCACACATGATGTATGACCCCAAGACTGGAAAGGGTTATAAGGCAAACACCTATGCAGACCATGTGAAGATGGACAAGATGGGTTACACCCATGAAAAACCAGAAGTTAAGGAAGCAAAGTCCTCGTCTGGTTACGAACTCTATCATCGTGACTTCTCTGGTGCAATGCAACACGCATACGCACACGCAAAGAAGAAAGGTTTCATCGTAGACAAAGACGATATTGACAACAAGGTTGCAATGGGGCCGAAGAGACCATCCAGTGGTAAGACTAATAAGTACATCCTAGATACTAACAAGAAACAGAAACTTCATGTACAGGTTGCAAACCTAGACAACAAACGATATGAGTTGAATATGTACATTGAGTCTGTACAAGAAGAAGTTGACACTGGACAGTATGGTGCAAGAAAGAAACCAAAGTCTAGTAAAAAGGCACAACAATCTGTGTTTGATAAACATCGTGAAAGAATGAAAAAACTAAGAAATATGAAAGACGATGTTGACATGGAAGAAGGTTCTGCACAAGACCGACTCCGTGCTAAACTCAAGAAGGGTGGACTGGACGAAGCAACCGTTCATGTTGAAGGCGATTTTAAAAACGAAGGCAAGAAACTTACAGCATTAATGAAAAAGTTTGGTGGCAAACCTGCTGGCGAAACGGATAAAGGTGCTTTGATTGATTTTTCTGATAATCGTAAAGCGCAACAGTTTAGAGATGCTGTAAAAAAAGAATGTAAGAATATGTTTGCTGAAGGTTTTGAATTTGATGGAGAAGTAGAAGTCGAACTGGACGAAGGTGCAGAGAACTACACCATGAAGAAAGGCCCATACACTCGTAAGGTGGATGGTAAGACTGCTGACCGAATGAAACGACAAGGTTGGAAGTTGGTTGCTCGTGAATCTGCTTCTGATCGTGCGAGACGAGATGCAATGAGGGCAATGGGTAAACGTGGTAAGGACTCTGCTGATATCGATATCGATGCAACAGACGATGACCGCAAGGCGGCATCTAAGAATGTTCTGATGCAAATCCGTAAGGCATCCGACCTACCCAAAGGTGGGGAGATTGAATTCGAAGGTGGTAAGAAAGGTAAGATTTCTCAAGACGATGCGAAGAAAGTTACCAAGTTGTTTACCATGTTGAAGAAACCACAGGACAAGGCGAAGTTCCAGAAAGTAATTTCTAAGGACTTGAAATCAATTCAAGGTCTGTTAAAAAGATTAGGTAGGTAAGATGGCACAGTATTCCGTATCACGAGGCACTCATTACAATCCAAGTAACTCGGATGTACATGAAGTTGTAATGCTCGCTGACCAAGATGGAAACCTCATCAATACATTTGGTGCGGCATCAAATGTGATTATCTCTGCGGGTGACCTTGCGGGGTATTCGGGTGTTGTTAAGTTTGGTGCAGTATACGGTACGAATGCCTCTACAATGTCTACGATCTGGTCTGCGGCAGATACTTCCGCTACAGAGTTGTATGATTGGACTTGGAGTTCTGGTGTGTTGACAGTGGTATCGTCAAGTGGTTCTGATACAACAACAATGGTAGTTGAAGGACTGGATGCGTCATACAACGAAGTATCTGAAACATTTACCCTCACTGGAGCAACACCTACTGCGGCAGGTTCACAAACCTTTGCGAGAGTGAATCGTGCCTATATGACTGGCACTGCGACTAATGTAGGTAAGATTTCGATTAAACAGGGTACTACAATCGTAGGAGAGATTGCTGTTGACATGGGACAGTCTCTTACAACTAACTACACAGTACCCGCAGGAAAGACTGCCTATTTATTGGCAATGCAAGCAAGTGTTAGTAAGAACCAAGTGGCAGATGTATTTTACTTTCAAAGACCCTTTGGTGGTGCTTTCAGAGTTGCCGCAACAATGTCACTGAATCAAACAAATCAAACATCAGAGTTTGCTGTGCCCATAAAACTTACAGAAAAGACGGATGTGGAAATGAAAGTTCGTGGTTCAAGTAATGCTAC